TCTACCTCTATATTCCATCTAGCTTTAGATTTTACATTGCTTTTAATCCAAAATGTTAATTTTTGTGCAGTAGCAGGTAGTTTTTTTATTGACTTTCGTAACCTACCTGACCTAACTAAAGGTCTTTTATGTGGATGTCCATCATGAGTGCTTTTATGTGTGAAATCACCTCCTGGATCAAACCTATTTCCCTCTATATTTATACCTTTATCTAAACCTTCTACTATAGATTGTGCCATCTTGCTACCATACTGATTTAACCACAATGCAGTAGCTTCAGTTTTAACTAGTTTTTTTAAGTCAAAATTACGAGTTACTTTCATTAGTCACCTTTTCTGCAAAATCTTTTCCTATACCAAATGCTTTAACA